CTTATATGATGGAACAGGTGGTGAATCGACCGACTACTCCAGCTATGAGTTTAGTGGATATTAGGCGAGGGATAGAAGCAGCAATCGGCGCCATGATAGAACATGGGGATCAGGATATCAAGTTGGTAGGTGGAGAAACTCATTGATAGAAAAAAGCTTGAGGGGAAAACCTTCAAGCTTTTGGACGTTTTCGAGCCAATACTGCTCGGTAGAAAATTATTTTATTGATTTGAATGTAGGGTAGGAGTGAGAAACTAGCAATTCCAAAGGTAATCCAATTGAGGAAGTACCAAGGAAGGAGTTGTAGGTCTAGAATAAAACGTTGAAATTTGTAGCCTTTCATCAGGAAACGGCTGGTTTTAAGGATTTGTCCTGGTTTGGCTTGTCCCAAGTCGAGGGTGTCACAGAGGAGAAATTCTACCTGCGAATAGGCATAGTATTGTGGAATATAGAGACTATTTCCTATAATCATCAAGAGGATACTTGCTAGAAAGTAAAGACCAAAGGTCATAAGGAAACGCTCAGTTTCAATTGACGTGAGATCCAGATTAGGAAACTCAGGATGGAGAGCAACGAATTTCTTGGCTAAAAAGCTACTGTAAAAGAGAAAGTAAATTCCAAGCAAACTAGGAATACTCCATAAGAAGAGATAGAAACGTTTGAGAAGGAGAGTCAAAAAGGTTTGTGAAAAGTGCTCTTCGTTAAAGAGAGTGAGACTATTTTTGACGGATAGTTCTGTATCTGGATTCTTGATGAGTTTCAGCGTTGTATAGACGGAACTAGTTAGAAGTATTGTTCCGATAAAGGAGACTAATAGAGGAAAAAGGAAGGCTTGGAATACATGGCCAAACACGCTTAAAAAGGGTTGTTCCAAAACACTCTCGTTGATGCGCTCTAAGGGATTAAGGAAGCCAGACAAGATGACCAGTATACTAGGTAAGAGATAGACGAGAAAGAGGCGGGGATTTTCAGCCTGAAATTGTCTGGACTGCAGACGAATGGTTTTTAAATCAATTTTTGGGTATTTCATTCTCTCATTATACCATAAATAGTACATAGCTTGCTAATCGTTTGAAATCAGTGGGTTTCTAGCGTGTTAAGTAAAAGTGAATACGAAATTGAATACGACACTACTTTTAGCTGGAGCGGATGAAATCCATAAGCTGATTAACGACTTCAACACGTTGATTATCGTTGATGTGGGTATACATATCAAGGGTAGTTTGAACATTATTATGACCTAATCTGTCCGAAATAATTTTGGCTGTAATACCAGCTTCAAATAGGAGAGAAGCGTGCGTATGTCTAAACCCGTGAGGCGAAATTTTTTTAAGATTATTGTGTTTACGAAAGAATCTTAAAAGTTTCACTTTCATAGTTGCAGCTAAAAGCCATCCCCCGCTATTGTTCGTAAAAATATAATTCGAATCATGCTTATAAGGCACACCAGCCTGGAAATATTCTTTTATTTGCTGACGTTTCCAGAGTTTCAAAACATTCAGAGTTTCATCATCTAAGGTGATAACCCTCTTACTCCTTTTGGTTTTAGGATCCTGAACAGTTTGTTTTTTACCAATCACGACAGCCGTGCGAGAAATGCTTAACAACTTATTTTCAAAGTCAACATCTGACCACATGAGGCCAATTGCTTCTCCAGTTCTCAATCCAGAAAAAGCGAGTAAGTGGAAAAAAGTGTAGTCTACTGGTTTACAATTTGCTTTGTAAACTTTAAGAAACTCGGTTAGTTCCTGTTTTGTATAGTAGTTTTCTTTGCCCTTTAATGGCCTATTTTTAGGCTTGATAATCTTGTCTAAAGGATTTGACTTAATGATGTCAATAGAAGTGGCATACTTGAAAATACGGCTGATTACAGAGTAGTAATTGGCATATAGGATATAGCGATTACTTAACTTGATAGCAACCTTCTGACAATAAGCTACACTGATCTGTTGAATCTTCATATCTGTAAAATATGAGCCAATCATAACATCAAGTTTCTTCTTAGTATTCTGATAAGTTGTTGGTTTTACAGTGCTCTTATAGCTATCAAGCCACAAATCAGCGACTTCAGCGAAAGTAGGGTTCTGGAAATCTTCATTGTTTGAAAAACCATTCTCTTCAACGTCTAAGAGAAGGTCACGTTCGGCAGCTTTAGCTTCTTTAATGGTTTTAAAACCACGGCGTGTAGTGCGTTTTTCTTTTCCAGTTGCAGGGTCTATTCCCAGGTATGTTTGAAAGAGATATCTAGTCTCTCCTTTTTTTGTAATATATTTTTTTATCATAAAAAGTCCTTTCTTTTCGATTGCTTGCCCGCATAGTTGAAAAGGTGTAGAACTTATGATAAACTATAGTTGTATTTTTTTATCATCCTTTCCATTGCTTGCTTGATGGAAAGTCAAATCCTCACACTCAAAGTTTGGCGATGGCGAGTATGGGGATTTTTTTATTTTAAAAAGGGAAGCAACAGTTAAGTTACTTCCCCTGGCACGCTAAGGTGCAAAGTTTAAAATCTTGAGGGTAAACCTCTAAGTAACTTAATTATATCATGAAAATAAATTTATTCCAATCCGATGCCGACTTTAGCAGTCAATAAATAAGCACCACTTTCTTGTTTGCTAAATGTCAAAGTAACGCTTCGGATTTTTGTTCCTGCTGAAGAATATGAAACTGTTCTACTTTCATGATCATTGACAGTAGTAGTGTTTATATTATTTGGTTCTCCATGAACGCTAACAATATCATCGTAGTTAGTTCCACCAGCTCCATAATTCATGATGTCGCCCATCTGAAGAGCGTCAAACTGTTCTTTTGTCCAGTTAAATTTAGCATCCTCTTCTTTTTGTGATGATTCGATAGAAGAACTTACTGAGCTAACAGTTTCTTCAACGTTTTTAGCAGCGTTATTCAAAGCACGGGCATACATCAATTGCGTAGCGATAACAATAACCATTGATACGACTGCTAAGACTGTACCAATGATAGCCAACATTTTTGGTCTTTTTCTGTTGATAGCTAGACCTATCAAGCCTAATATAAGCGCTAAGATAGCAATAACAAAAGATAGATTGTTAATAATAGGCATCCAAGACCCAAATAGAGCAATCGCTCCGAAAATAATAGCTAAAATACCTAAAACTTTGCGTTCTTCATTCATAATGAAACCTCTCTCAGCTTTTAATGTGGATCAGTTATTGCACATTTTTTATTTTCGTTTTTTACATGCCAACTAGTTCCAATTTGGAAACAGTTGATTTTTACTATTGTTCGTTGTAAAATAGTGATGAAAGGTGGTGCGATAATATGTTTTCTTTTTTTACTCACATCAATCAAAAGCGTCAAAAGATGGAGCAATCTAAAAAAGAAATGGAATTGCGCCACAATGAATTTGCTGATAGAGTCCGCATGGATATTAAAACAGGCGAGAAAGAACTCGATTTAAAAAGAGAGTGTTTTAATCAGCGTTACGGACATCTATTTAGTCCTCGAAATAAATAGCAATAGGTCTTACTAGGTGGTCATCCTTATCTATCATCCCAAAAGAACCGAGTATAATATTTAAAATAGTTGTTGGAGCGTATTTTAACATCAAGTTACTATCTTCCATATGTGAGAAGTCGCTAGGTATTTGTTCGTCAAAAGTTGATGAGCAGATGCCTAGCATTTTTATTTTTCTCTTTCCATGTTGCATAAAACTCAGTTGGACACTTTGAACTCTAAGAAATTCAAGAGGAAGTATACTGAATGTATTGCTGATTTTGATTAGGTTTGTTTCAGGTAATAATTTTTTCAAGTACACCGACATGTGTTTTATCATTTCAAAAATATTCCAACCGTTTGTCGATAAAGATTCTTGGATTTCTTTAGCTCTACGCAGATGTTTTTCTTTTCCTTTTTCTTTTATTTTTCCATATTCTGACTTCAGCGATCTAAATTCATCGTATCCAGGGAGTAAGAATTCTATTTCTTCTAAATCGCTTGTATTTGCTAATTGCTCAAAGTTAAAAACAGTTAACTCTCCAGATGTAGAAATTAGATCACCATCTTGGTAATCGCTATGTTTTATAAGATTTTTCGCCTCAAGACCAGTGATAAGCAAATCTAATGAATAATCATCAAGAGCGGTTTCTACTAGATTTTTATTTGACTTAGAAAATACAAAATTGTAACTATCAACATTAGTATTAGAATAGCTTCCTGTTGCTTTTAATAGAGCAGAGAGGCCAACGTCACTGGATGTGGTTGTTTGCTCTGTACTTCCTTCAGTTCTAGCGTCGCTTTCTCCATCTTCATTCACTAATTTTGTTATCAGACCAGAGTTTTGTTGAGCCAACAATGAGTTGACAAGTTTGGTATCTAAATAAATTATTTCTTTCATTATTTTCCTCCTTTTTTAATTTACTAATGCTAAATACTCTTCTTTAACCATGATTTCATTTGTCATGGTTTTTAGATTGTAGTAAGACATGAATTTGAGGTAATCAAACTCTGTGGGGTCGTCTAAGTTTTCAAGTGCGTCTTTTACGAGATGATGGATCATATTCCTATCAGCTTCGTTTTCACAGCGTAGACGGGCGTTCTGGTACTCTGAGCGTGTGTGGTCTTTGTGTCCAAGTTCGTGTAGGGTGACTTGGATTTGTTGTTCAGGAGTCAAGTTGTGGTCAATAGCGAGTACGTTTGTGTCTGGATTGTAGAAACCGCTACTGTGCCAGTTTGAACCGTCGAAGAGACAAAGTTCTACTTGATATTCTTCGCAGAGTTTAGCGAGTGTCATAGTTCTCCTTCGTTATTTATAAACATCTCTGCGGTGGGCGATTTCCACGGCTAGGACGACTAGTTTATCGTCTTGGATATCACAGATGATGCGGTAATTCTCTACTCTGTATCGCCAGTAACCTGCAAGGTTGGCTTTTAATGCTTTTCCATGTTGTCGTGGATTGGTCGTGTTTTCAATGTTTTTAGCAAGCCAGGATAGGATTTGTTTTCTGGTTGGGGTATCTAGTTTTTTAAGTTGCTTGAGAGCTTTTTTATCAATATCTAGCCGATACATTAAGCAATATCCTCTCGAGTTAGTCCTAGTTCATCCAAGACCTCATCCATGGTATAAGTAACTGGGTCGGCTAAATACTCCATATAGGCTTGGTCAGCTGCTCGTGCGTCTTCGATATCTTCCATGAGTGCCATGAAGTCGTCAAAATCCATGGTCGTTGTGTCGATACCGTGTTTGTTTAGGTAGTCCGTGATGTAGGAGTTTTTTTCTGTGAAGTTGATAGTGATAGTCATTAGCGTTCTCCTTTGCTTTTGAAGTGGGCGGATAGGACGGATGTGATGAAGTCGATATCATCTTCATTTAGTGGTTTCCCGTCAAATAACATGGTGTTGGCTGCTGCTTTACGTAAGTCTATGATTTGTCCGTTTACTTGAGCAAATTCATCACTCCCAGCAATAGCAGGGTTATCTGTTCGTCCGAGCAAATAGTCAGTGGATACGTTGAAGTAGTCGGCGATTTCTTGTAGGCGGTCAGAGTTTGGGGTTTTCGTTTTTAAAGTATAGAAATAATTAGTACTATATCCTAGACTTTCTTCTAGTTTTGCTAGAGGAATCCCCCTTTTTTTAGCTAATTCTTTAATTTTTTCTAGCGTTGAAAACATTGTTAAATCAACCTTTCTAAGGGTATCACAAAAAATATTTCTAAAATTCTAGAAAAAAGTGTTGACACAATCTAGAAAAAAGTATAGAATAGTTTTTGTAAGTAAGTTACAACTAAAAAAACAACTAAGAAATAAATTATAAAAATGTTTTGGCGAACGGTATTTATAGTTTTATTAGTGTTTTTGTTATGATTTCATTTTAGACTTTATTATAGACTTTGTCAATAAAAAAGTACAAAAAATAGTTAAATTTTTAGTTGTTTCTTGTTTACTTGCTCCTTGACAATTGAATAGAGCATGTGAGATAATATAGGGGAATTGAAAAGTAGTTCCAATGGAACACAAATCCCCTAGTACCGTAAATACCAGGGGATTTTTTGTGGGCTGGACACTAACGTTTGTCCTTGTCCTGCTTGCTATCCAGCCAGTCGCTGATCAATTTAGTTGCTAAATTGACTAAGAGCGGGGCAAGGATAAGTGTGAAAAGTAATTCCAATGGGACTCACCTCCTTTCAGAGGCTATATCGTTAGTGCCGTCACTATTATATCACATGCTCTATCAGTTAGATAGGGCATTTTTATTTTTTGAAAAAGGAGGGAAGGGACATAAAAGTCAGTGGAATTACAACGATAGACTCAGAAATTTCTTTCGGGGAGTGCGATATTCAAGAAGTTCCTGAAGAAATAAAAAAGCTTTTCCCAAACCAGAATCTTATAAAAGTTTCTGAAAAAGGAAAAAGCTATATTTTAAACTCAGACTATATCGTATTACTTTTTACGAGTCTGTGAAAGCGCCGATCCAGCGATAGACTTTGTTCGAGCAGAAGAACGTCCGTCGCGAAGAGCCTTGCTTGCTTTGGTGGCGACTTTAGCAGAGGTCTGCTTGGTATTTTTTGCCATAAGCAATCCTCCTTTCTTAATTATTTGACTTGCGATTTTCATAAGGAGTTGGAAAGGTATTATCAAATCGTTTTAGTCGAAATATATTATAACTCAAACATTTTTATTTGTCAATATATTGTATAAGAAAGGACGTAATGTGCTTGAAAAGCACAACATATGGTATTTTAGATGTGGGATGAAATTGAAAAACAATTAAAAATAAAAGGCTGGTCGATGTATCGTTTAGCTAAGGAATCGGGTGTCCATCCATCTAATTTTTCAAATCTCAAGGCTGGAAGGATGAAAGAGATGTCGTGGACGAATATGTGCAAAATCGCTGATGCACTGGAAGTCAGCTTGGACAAGTTAAGATTGAAAGGAAAAATTTATATGCCAGATATCACAAACGGTCGTGAAAGAGTTAATGCTTTCTTAAAAGAGAAGGGTATCAAAAAAGCAACTCTAGCAGTTGCATACGGCTTTAAGCGACAGGAAGTAACAAATATTCTGAGTGGGACGACGAAGGGACCACGAGCCAACAGTTTCATTCTTCAGGTTATTGAAGATTACGGGATTGAGTAGGAGGAAAAACATGAACGAAATTATTAAAGTGACTGTGAATGACAATCACGAGCCGATTGTATCTGGTCGTCAGTTGCATGAGGCATTGGGAGTTAAAACAGCATACAAAGACTGGTTCCCACGCATGACCGAATATGGATTTACAGAGGGTGAAGACTTTAGCTCATTTTTGAGCAAAAGTACTGGAGGTAGACCTAGTCAAGACCACATCATCAAACTAGACATGGCTAAAGAAATCGCCATGATTCAGCGAACTGACAAAGGTAAAGAAGTCAGACAGTACTTCATTCAGGTAGAAAAAGACTTCAACAGTCCTGAGAAGATTATGGCAAGAGCCTTGCTCATGGCGGATAAGAAAGTCCACAAGCTGGAAGCGCAGATTGAGGCTGACCGTCCTAAGGTGCTATTTGCCGACGCAGTAAGTGCAAGTCATACATCTATCTTGGTCGGCGAACTTGCCAAACTCATTAGCCAAAACGGCTACAAAATCGGTGCCAATCGCCTCTTTTCTTGGATGCGTGAAAATGGCTACCTGATTAAGCGCAAAGGCTCAGACTGGAACATGCCAACCCAACGTAGCATGGACTTGAAACTCTTTGAAATCAAGGAAACAAACGTACAACACGCAGATGGACATATCACTGTGAACAAGACACCAAAAGTCACTGGCAAAGGACAACAGTACTTTATCAACAAGTTCCTTAATCAGGAACATCTAACAGGTTAGAAAAGGACGAAAGTGATTGAAATAAGCGAAGAGAAAGGAGAGCGTATGACAGACTTTAAAAATTTAGATTGTCAATTTATCTTTCAAGAATGCGACTGAAAATTATACTGCTGTTAGTAATAGTTTTATCAACGATCCAAAACTGGACTTTACAGCTGTTGGTATTATGATGGTTGTCCTAGCTAACCACCCTAACTGGCAAGTCTATCCAGATGAAATAGCCAAGCGAAAAGGTGTTGGTCGGGATATGGTAGATAGGTATTTCAAGAAGATAGAGAAGGCTGGTTATCTCAGAACTTTTAAAAAGAGTCTCGGACGAGGTAAAGGAGTTCAGACATTTCGGTTCTTCTCAGATGTTAAAATTACCGATTTTCAATTCGAAATTATGCTACAGAGATTGGAGGAAGCTTTACAAAAGTTATCCACAAATTAGCAGTTACATTTCCTTGTTTTACAAATCTGTATTTTACAAATCTGTATTTTACAAATCTGTAAAATAAGGCACTAATAAATACTAACTATACAACAAGTATTAACTAACAATAAATATTAAAAGACAACAAGTCCTACTTCTCTAAATAAATAAAAGAGAGGGTAGAAAAAATAAATACAAAGGAGAAAGAAATGAGACCGAGACGATATCCGTATAGTTTCAAACCAAATCTGATGAATATTTTAGATAGTCGCTTCTATACACGGCTAATTGTTGAAACAGAGAACGGAGCGAAAAAAATAGCAGAAGTCACATTGGATGATGTAACTACTGCTACAGGATATGTTGTAAGGCTAAGACCAAATTATGACTAGCCTTTAGGTGGGAATGGATCTTTACCGTGACTGTCACGGCTTTGAATTTTCCCATCTTTGCCATGAATGATTAGTTCGGAATCTTGATTTCGTGAAATCTGTCTAGCAATATTTGTAGCTTCTCTCTTTGTAGAAGTATGAACAGTTGCTCTTGAATTGCCAGCACCTTTCACGTTCCAACCACCATTTTTGGCAGGGACAACATGCTGATTTTTGCCCATGATTAAATCTCCTTTCTATTGGAATTTTGACTAAAACGGTGAGAGGTCATAGTCAAGATTATTATAGCAATTTAGGAGGATATTACATCAGTCTTGAGGCTGATATAGGAGGTTGAATGGAAGATAAAGTCATTGAACTTGCTGATTACTTCATCAGCGAATCTAAAACGTACAGAGAAGCTAAAATAGCGTGTGAGAAGCTATTTAGACAAGTCAGCCATGAGATAGAACTCAGGGCGATGGAAAGTAAGACAGTCTAGAAGACAACAAAAAGCACCTGACGGCAATCAGGCGCATACTTAAACAATTTAGACCATTATATCACAAAAATGCTTGCCCGCATAGTTGAGAGGATGTAGAAAATGGAAGGTATCACGTTACAATTACGATTGGACGGCGAAAGTGCTGAATTGTTCACGAATCAATTATTGGCTTTTGCTGAAAAGCAAGTCAAGGAGCAGTTAGAGAATGATCGCATGCCAATCAATCAACAGGCTTTGATGAAGAAGTTTGGCTTCACTCATGCCTATGTTAAGAAGTTAGAACGTAAAGGCTTAAGATTTCGTAATCAAGGGAAAGATATTATGTACGATGTCAATGATGTTTATGAGATTTTGGAATTAGAGAAAGAAGTACGAAAATTAAGAGCATAAGGAGATAAAAATGTTTGAACCACCGATTTTAAACCAGCTAATGGGGGTTGGAGCCTTGCTGATTGGATTTGCAGGGGCTTGCCGTCATATCAAATTGCAGGAACAACGCAAGGAAGAAGAAATACGAGAAGAGCAAGAATTTGCGTCTATGATTATCCAAGGCTACAATCACGCATTCGAACGCGGTAGAGAGGACAAATGGCAAGAGATTCGCAAGAATATCCGTCGTCCATTTCCTGGCTTTACCTACGACAACGAACCGCCTGTAGGTTTGCGTCCTGAACCATTAGCCTTGCCAGAACCACGAAGATCACGCTATGCAAAGTATTTGGGGTAGAGCAAAGGAGACGCTAATGACTAGAATTGAACTTGAAAACCGTGTAAGGCTTTTGGCCAATCATGAAGAAAAAAACGAATTACTGGATCTTGGGCTAACATCCAAGGCCAGATATGTGAAACGAGTTCTGGAACTTGGAAAGGTGTATGCTCATGTTTGATTATGACAGAGACATAATGCAACCGCCTGAAGAACGTGAAGAACTCGACCCAAGCGAGTACATCTATGTTGGATGTGGGCAGTATCGATACGTGGGTGATGAAATATGATCCAAGAGCTACACACAGAAATCGACAATTGGCGGTCTGACTATATCCATCTCGGCCGAGAACTCGGAGAAATCATCAACGACCAACAGGATATTATTTTGAAATTGCAAACCGAAAATCGACGCTTAAAGCGTGAAAATTGGAATCTTAAGAAGACGAAAAAGAGGAAAATTATATGCCACAATTGATTGATTTGTCAGGTAGGAGATTTGGTAGATTAACAGTTATAAAGCGTGCAGAATCAAATCGTAAAGAAGTTTATTGGGTGTGTCAATGCGATTGCGGAAACATAAAAACAGTACGCGGAAGCCTGTTGACTACTAAAAACAAGAAAAGGAGAGTTCGGAGTTGTACTTGCTTACTGAAAGAGCGAGCATCGGCTAGGCAGGGGATTTTGACTGAAAAAGCAACAGAGGCAAACAAACCATTTCTTGAATTTGAAAAAGGAACGAATATTCGAATAATTTCCTCAAAAAAATTACCTAAAAATAATAAAAGCGGAGTAAAAGGGGTTTGTTTCGACAGTTCTAGAGGCCAATGGATTGCGTCTTTAAAGCTCAAAAGAAAAGTTGTTTTTCGTGAGAGATTTAGAAAATTCGATGATGCAGTCAAAGCTCGTAAAAAAGCAGAAGAAAAATATTTCAAACCAATCATTGAGAACGCAAAAAACACGGGATTGTTTTAACAAAAGGAGAAGAAAATGAGTTACGAACAAATATCAGAATCAACATATTTTCAAAATGTAGAACACTGGAACCGTTTTGCTAGAGAAGTTAGAGAATTTGGCGGTCTAGGAATTTGTGACGATGAAACAGGCGAAGAACTATATACAATCTAAGGAGAAAGACAAAATGACAAATAATCAATTAGCGACGCAGACAAAACGCGACATTACTACTGACCCAAGTTCATTGACTGGGGCAGACATTAAAAAGTATTTTGACCCACAAAACCTACTGACTGAAAAACAAATAGGTCAGGCTCTAGCCTTATGTAAAGGTCGCAATCTTAACCCATTTGCTAATGAGGTGTACATTGTGGCTTACAAAAATCGTAATGGAGGCACAGAGTTCAGTTTGATTGTCTCTAAAGAGGCTTTCTTGAAGCGTGCCGCTCAATGTAAAGACTATGAGGGTTTTGAGGCTGGAGTAGTGGCAGTGGATGGCGAGGGCGTTATGCACGAACGCAAGGGGGCAATCATGCTCCCAGGGGACACACTGATAGGCGGATGGGCGAGAGTGTACCGCAAAAATTTCAAGGTACCTGTGGAAATCTTTGTTAGCCGTGAGGAATATGACAAGAAACAAAGCACCTGGAACTCTATGCCAGCTACCATGATTAGAAAGACGGCTCTGGTAAATGCTCTTAGAGAGGCTTTCCCTGAGGACTTAGGCAATATGTACACTGAGGATGACGGTGGAGAAACATTTGACCGTATCAAAGATGTCACACCTCAAGAAAGTCGAGAGGATGTCGTAGCACGCAAGATGGCTCAGATTGAACAATTCAACAAAGTACAAGAGGCGAATCACCCAGTTCCTGAACCTACTCAAGTTGAGGAGTCGATCCAGAGCGAACCGTTACAAGGCGAACTATTAGAAGAAATGGAGTACTAACATGCAAGAATTACAAGTTATTGATGATAAGAAAATCAATAAAATCTATGAAATGATTACAACAGATGAGCTTACTAGAGAGTCTTTTGAAAAAGACCTTATAGAGGCTACTGAAAAGTACAAGGACTATATTCCTACAGCTAGCACTCTCAAAGACGACAAGGCAAAGCGAGCTGAATTTAATAAGCTAATTGAGTCTAAAAATCGTATCCGTATCGACACTAAAAACTTGCTATCAGAGACGGCTAACACATGGGATAGTTATGCTAAGTCAATTATTGAACCATTTGCAGCCGTAGTTAGTGAATTTGATAAAGGTATTAAGGAAATTGAAGAACATCAAAGACAACTAAAAATAGATACGGTTAAGAGTTACATAGCCAACAAATCGGCTGAGTACATGCTAGACCCTCGTCTATTTGACGAGAAGGCCCTTGAGTACATCAAGGCTGGCGATTTCATGGCTGACGGTGTTACGCTCAAGAAAGTTACGATGAAGTCGCTGGACGACATGATTACATTTGAGTATCAGAAGCAAGAAGAGTACAAGAAAACCATCTCAGCCATCTCAGGGCAATGTGCTGAGTACGGAATGACAGACCAGCCATATATTCGGATGTTGAAAGACATGACTTTGCTTGAAGTGCTGGAGCAAATCAAGGCAGATTACGCTTTTGAAAAGCAAAAGGAAGAGTTGAGATTGGCTCAAGAGCGAGCTGAACGAGAACGTGAGGAAGTTTTAACTCAACAAGAAAATGAACATCCAGAGTTTAGAACAACCCTTGGCTGTCATATCGACGAGGAAACGCAAGAATTTGACCCAGAAACGGGCGAAATCTTAGACGGTGGGCAATTATCCCAAAACCCACAAGAAGCCGTCAGAGGGGTTGAAAATGGGTTAAAACGATATACCCAAAAAATGACCTTGGAAGTATATTTCGCCGACACGGAAGAAAAAGACTATTTCAAGAATAGCCTTGCGTATTTGGGATTTGAATACAAGAAAAACTACACTGTTAAAGGTTATCAACGAATTGAGCCGTTGACGCAGACAGAACTTGAAATGAAATTATAGAAGTTTGGGATGTTATCAAAGGAAAGTGAGGAAAGAATGAAAATTTATATTGAACAAGATGACATAAAATTGAGCTTTGAGCGAGTGCAGGAACTTGATTATAAAACCTTATTCAAGGCCTATCAGATGGTCACAGGGTCTGATGAAATCCTTGAGGATTTGAGTCGGAAAGAGCCTGAGAATGCAGGGACCGTTTTAAAAAATGATGCTGAAAAAATAGCTGAAATCGATCATGTCAATATCAAAGAAGTCACAGACAGGTTTTCAGCAAAATTTAGCGGAAGTCCAGCGTTTTCTCAGAAACCAAGCGAGAAGGTAGATGTTGATTTACAATGCCCATTTTGCGGATGTGCGAAGCGGTGGAAAGTCCCGTCTTACTATAAATTCATGAATTGTCCTGACTGCCAAGGCTCAGTTTTCTTGTCTTGGGCGACAGGGGTTAAAGGGGAATTGGATGAAAATGGATTTTATTTCAGAGGGGACAGCCCGATGAAATTTAAAGAGCAGACAGATGAATTTGAGGATATGTTTGCTATTGAAGAATCAAAATAACCAAAACCAACTATTTCCATTTTGGAAACAACTCAAAAATCAACAAGCCGTGCATTCTTGTAAAACTGCGAACTAGAAAACGTCAGTAAAGGTCATGTGACCTTGGACGAGCGACTGCCCGTATTTAGCCAATTCTCACAAAGGCAGTCGCATTTTTTTGGAGAAAATTAATGAATTATAAAATCGATATAGTAGGAACAGATATCACACTTGAAATCGTGGACAAGACCATCACGATCACCAATAAAATTGAATATGATATGCAGATGCATTTTAGAAATACAGATGCAGATGCTTCTCTTGATACAAGTGGCGACGTGTTTGAACCTCTCTACTGGTTAGATATTAAGGTGACACCGAAAATGCCGACAGAGTATCATACGAGCCTTGGAATCAAGAGAGAAAAGCGTCACTTGGCCGAACTTCAGAAGTTCTTTGAGTTTATTGAGAGTAATAAACGAAACCTATTTGATCTCTGTGGATTCAAGGGAGAACTGCAATGAAATCTCTGACATTATCGTTAGACATTTCAACTACTGCGACAGGCTGGGCCGTATTTCACGGCTCTTACCTTGTTCAGAGTGGTGTCTTAAAGCATAAAAGCAAATCGTTCTTTGAACGTGGGCGCTTCATGGCTAGTGAATTGCGAGCGATTCAATCGAGAGCGCTCCAGAAGTACGACTGCCATTTTGAATCGATTGTGGTCGAGAAGAATTCAGTCATGGGACCAAATCAGCAGTCTATGATCAGCATCGGAATTGTGACAGGTATCATCCTTGGCCGACTGATTGCTGACAATGTGTACTTCGTGAACGTGTCGACCTGGCGCAAGTACTGGAAGTTTAGTTACAAGGACCGAAGTAAAAAGTCGATGAAGCTGCAGGCAGTTGCTAAGGTGTCTGATGAATTCGACCTGAACGTTAAAGACGATGAAGCTGACGCTATCCTGATTGGTTCATATTTTGTAAACCATGGCCAAGAATTTGGAAATCTGGAAAACCACAAGGTAAGTTGAGGAGTTAGAAGATGAATGAAAAACAAATAACAGAATTAATCGAAAGAATGCGTGAACTTGGACATATTTACTCTTATCAAGGCGCAAAAAACCTTATCCGAGAATACGAGAAGTTAAACAAACCAGAAAAAGTCAAAGTTCCGCAGTTTGTGGCGGATTATATCGAGGAAAGTAGATTGAAAGGTTGGGACTTACTGGCTTCGATGTGCTTTGTAGTTTCTGCAAAAAACAAAAAAACTACAAAGTGGTTTTATTTAGGCGAAAATAAAAACATATTCGCACTTGCTTGGATTTTCGGCTACGATGTCGAGGAAGAGAAGCGGTATTTGGTGAAGATGAAAGATGTTGAGATTAATTTTAATTTTTTAAATCGTCACAGAAACGAGAACTACTGGATATTTTCAAGCAAAGACGAACATATTTTATATCAAACACATCACACCCGTAAAGAATTAGAAGAAGCTGGATTCGGATGGGTGTTCAACTGTGAAGGGATTGAGATTGAGGAGGTTGTGGGATGAGTTATGATTTGGAAATCTTAGCGAAAATAGAAAACGTAGATTATATTCGTATCGCTGAACCTAAATATAGTTCTCCGACCTACAATCTCGGGAAGATGTTTAGAATTGCTATGGATTGGGATTTTGACCAAGAAACTACGTACAACATCGCTGATGTTTTAGATAACATTCAACGCGGTATCTCTGAATTAGAACGGTACCCTGAAAAGTATGTGCAGTATGAACCTGAAAATAGATGGGGAACAGTTAGCGATGCATTGGAGGTTTTAAAGTCGCTGAAAGAGTGTATTTTAGAACAAGATATTGATACGAAATATTTATATGTGAGGTGGTAACATGAAACGACCAAACAGATACCCTTACACACGAAGTCAATGGGCTGAAGAAACTGTTAATCACTATACATATAAAAGCGATATTTGCTATACAAGTCACATTTTAGAAAATAGACTTACTGGAGAAATTAAGAGCAAGGAGGTTGAGTGATGGTATTAACGCTTGGAAGTAGTATTACTGAACTTATTCTTGAAATTGGTAATATTTTAAACTCTCCTGATAACAATACAACAACTTTCGCACTTGAAATTCCAAATCAATCTTTCTTTCTAGAAATAAATGTAAAACCAAAGAAAAAGGAAAAAGAGGTAATGAATCCATATGTTGTGAAAAAAATTATGAGAGATGAAAACTCTGTTTTTGATAAAGACAATAATTACCACAAACAGAAGGAAAAAGAAAGACATAATCCGGTCTTTAAACGAAAGAATTCAAAAAAGTAAGGAGGTGGAGTGATGTCGTTTTACGGTGGAACATTCGTTAATTATTGCAAATATTGCGATGACAAATATAGTGGGATTTTCAAATTAAAAAAACATGAAGATGCTATTAAAGGATTCCATAGATGGTTGAAAGAACACGGAAGAGAGGTCACAGATTGAAACGATTCATAGCTATCTGGATATTATTGTCTGCTGGATTAAATATCTGGCAGATGGACAGGATTCGAGATTTGGAAGAGAAGAAGCCGATGGTTATCTATAAAGCCGATAACGCAGGCGCTGAAATCCATGGCAAAGTCCTTGAGAAAGGACGGCATGGCAAGCTGTATACAGTAACTATCAGAGATTATGGGATTTTCGTAGTCGCTAGAGAGCAGTATGAGAAGATTAGAGTAGGGGATGAGGTGTTGCTATGACAACAAACATGGAATTATTAGCGCATCATGTTGAGCATTGGGCGAAAGATAGAGGGTTAGACAATCCCGACAATAGCACGGCTCAAGCATTGAAGTTGTTTGAAGAAGCAGGCGAACTGGCGCAGGCACATCTCAAGAAGCGAGATGATGAGGGCAAGGATGCCGTAGGTGACATTTTGGTAGTGTTGACTATCTACTGTCAGCAGAAAGGCTGGTCTATCGCTGAGTGCTTCCAGACGGCTTGGAATGAGATTAAAGACCGTAAGGGTAAGATGGTAGACGGCTCGTTTGTCAAAGAGGAGGATTTATAAAATGAAAAAACTAGGAATCATTATTGGGGCGGTATTTGTAATCGTTGTATCGCCATTTGTGGTTCAGTATGGGTGGAATGAGATTATCACAACAATTGTTCCAGTTGGTAAAATTACAGTCTGGCAAGCTTTAGGGATGGATGCACTACTATCTTTCATTTGGCCTGTGTTATCCAGCAAAAAAGAATCTTATGAAGATTATTCATATGCCGTAAAAAGCAGTATTTCAAAAATCATTACATGTGCATTTTTGATATGGCTAGCTAGTTTGTTTATTTAAGGAGTGTTGGCATGATACCGAAATATAGAGCGTGGGATAGCGCAAAAAAAGAAATGTTTAAAGATACTTTCGCAATAACAGAAAGTGGGCAAGTTGTAGTAGTTGAACAGGAGTCCGTCGCAAGCTCTCCAGATTATGTTTTTGTTGAACATCTGGTCATCATGCAATCAACAGGATTGGTTGACAAAAACGGCAAGGAAATCTTTGATGGGGATATCCTTGATTACAAAGGCAGAAAAGCGCTTGTAAGATGGCATGGCTCTTACGCAAGTTTTATTTATAGATTTGTAGATGAACCACACAAACGAAATGCAGAATGGAAACCTCTTTATTTAGCTTACATGAAATGTGAAATCATCGGCAACATCTACGACAACCCAGAACTTTTGGAGGATAAGGAATGAGACCAAAAAGATACCCTTTCAGTGGCGCTAAAAAAGAGAGCGAAGCTAAGAAGATATCGTTAATGCTTAAAAAAGTCGATGAATTTGACTTGAAAGGATGTGTTTGGGCGGAGCCTCTCCCTCTTTATAGAAAAACAAGAGTCCAGGTAGAGCTAGAGGGTTATGGAAAGAAAATCATAACCGAATTTAAAACAGATGATATGGATTTTTCCAGAAAAACTTCATTCTTTAAGAGGGCATTATTCAAAAGAGCTGAAATGATGTCTCAGTTTGATTTTAGAGAAACAACAATCGAAGAATGGAATCGAATAATCTTAGAACTTTTGGAGGCTATCAAATGGACCCAGAAATAATTGATAATATAAACAAACCAAGCCACTACCAAGGCAGATTTGGCATGGAATCTATCGATGCTTTAAGGAAT